CGCGGCGGTCAGCGCGGACACCATGCCGCCCTGCGAACAGCCCATCAGCAGCAGCGTATCGCTGGTATAGGGAAGCGACTGCGCATAGCGAATGACAGCTTCCAAATCCTGCACCTCGGTCAGCACCGACATGTCCGTCGTCGCGCCGTCACTCCGCCCCAAGGGCGGAACGCTGCCGCCGCAGAAGTCGAAACAGTACGCACAGTAACCAATTTTCGCCAGCAACCTCGTGTACTGCCGGACGGTCTGCTGATTTGCCATAAAACCGTGGCAGACAATGGCAATCGGGAGTTTTTCGCTATTCGGACGGTACTCTGTGCCGCGGATGGTCAAATCACCGCGCATACAGGAGAACGTCCGACGACGGATGGTGGAGGAAGAAAACAGCATCGAAATCGCCTCACGGAAGATTGTTTCTTCTATTGTAGCATAGTCGCGCGAAAATGAAAAGATGGAAAACAAGACTTGAAGCGGCAGGGAGAAGCGTGTTATAATGGAGCGAACCCACAGAGAATGAAGGAGTACATACACGATGAGCAATTTCCGCCGACCGAAGCACCTGACCACCCGCAGAATGCAGGAAACGCGTCCGAATCCGCCGAAGGAGCAGGCGAAAGCGCAGCGTCCGGCGCGCGAAATCCGCTGGAACTGTCCCGTCGCGGCAAAATGCGGCGGATGCCAGCTGACTCGCCTGTCCTACGCGGAGCAGCTGCAATGGAAGCAGCAGCGCGTGACGGAACTGCTGGACGGAATCTGCGAAGTCCGCCCGATTCTGGGCATGGACGACCCGTTCCACTACCGCAACAAGGTTCATGCCGTGCTGGCTGTGGACAAGGCGGGCAAGCCCATCAGCGGCGTGTACGCCATGGGGACGCACCGCGTCGTGCCCGTGCGGCACTGCCTGATTGAGGATCGCCGCGCCGACCGCATCATCCAGACCATCGTCGCGATGCTGCCTGCCTACAAGCTGCGCATCTACAACGAGTACACGCACCGCGGCTTCCTACGCCATATCCTCATCCGCACGGGGCATGTGACAGGGCAGATTATGGTCGTGCTGGTCGCGACGAGCCTTGAATTTCCGGGAAAAAAGGCGTTTGTGCAGGAGCTGATTCAGCGCCACCCGGAAATCACGACCGTGGTGCTGAACTGCAATCAGCGCGAAACCAGCATGGTGCTGGGCACGAAGGAAATCACCCTCTATGGCGAGGGTTACATGGAGGATGAACTGTGCGGCAAGCGCTTCCGCATCAGTCCGCAGAGCTTTTATCAGGTGAACGCGAAGCAATGCGAAGTCCTCTACCGAACGGCGATTGACGCGGCGCAGCTGACAGGCGCAGAAACCCTGCTGGACGCCTACTGCGGTACGGGTACGATTGGCTTGTGCGCGTCGGACGGCTGCAAGCAGCTCATCGGCGTGGAGTTGAATGCCGATGCCATCCGCGATGCGAAGGAGAACGCCCGCCGCAACGGCGTGGAGAACGCGCGCTTCCTCTGCGACGACGCAGGGCGCTTCATGCAGAAGCTCGCCAAGGAGGGAAACGCGCCAGACGTAGTGATGATGGATCCGCCCCGCGCCGGCAGCGACCAGAAGTTCCTGCAAAGTCTGCTGATGCTGAAACCAAAGCGGGTTGTGTACGTTTCCTGCAACCCGGAAACCCTCGCAAGGGACTTGCGCGTGCTGGTGGACGGCGGATATCAGGCGGAATGGGCAACGCCGGTGGATATGTTTCCGGGGACGGAACATGTGGAAACGGTTATGTCATTGGTCCAACAAAAGCCGGATGATATCGTCAAGGTCGGCATCGACGCAGACGAGCTCGCCGTCACCAAGGCCGAAAGCAAGGCGACCTATGGCGAGATTCAGGCGCGCGTGAAGGAACAGACCGGCCTGAACGTCACGCCGCTGTACATCGCGCAGGTGAAAAGAAAGCATGGGATTATCGAGCGCGAATGCTACAACAAAGCAAAGTCCGAGAGCGCAAAGATGCTGATCTGCCCGCCGGATAAGGAAAAGGCGATTGAAGATGCACTGAGGTTCTTTGGGATGATTGCGTAACAGGTCATGACCTCGGCGCATATCAAAATGATCATATTTCAAACACCCATCACGGAAAGACGCGAGCAGTTCATGCTGTTTCACGTTTTTCATTTCTGCCTTTACCCGCCATCTCTATGCATCGCTTTATTCACATAAAAGCAAGAGTAATTCTTCTTTTCGTATGTCTGTCGATTGCAAAGATGCAACATATATCGTATAATGATGGTGATACCACTCGACAGCAGGAAGGTGAACCTTGATGGCAACAAGTTACAATAAGCTTTGGAAACTGCTCATCGACAAAGGGATGCGCAAGAAGGACCTGCAGCTCGCCGCAGGCATCAGCTCAGGCGTCATCATCAAGATGGGCAAAGGTGAAGCCGTTACCACGACAGTGCTTGCCAAGATTTGCAAAGCTCTCGACTGCAATATTGGGGATATCATGGAATTTGTCGATGACGAGGATTAACGCATAACAGAGATTCAGGAGGCCAAACCGATGGACGCTCGTATGCTCAACACGATTGCAAACTTTATCTGGGGTATCGCCGATGATTGCTTGCGCGATGTTTATGTGCGCGGTAAGTACCGCGATGTGATTCTGCCCATGACGGTCATCCGTCGCCTTGATGCTGTGCTCGAGGATACCAAACCGCAGGTGCTGGCGATGAAGAAGAGGCTCGATACGGCAGGCATCACTAACCAATGGGGCGCGCTATGCAATACAGCTGGGCAGGCTTTCTGCAACGCTTCGCCCTTCTGCCTGCGCGACCTGACCAGCCGCCCAACCCCGCAAAAGCTCAGGGCGGATTTTGAAGCATATCTCGACGGCTTTTCGCCTAACGTGCAGGAGATTCTGGAAAAGTTCAAGTTCCGCAATCAGATCGACACGATGATCGAAGCCGACATTCTCGGCGCGGTCATCCAGAAGTTTATCAGCAAGGACATTAACCTCAGCCCGAAGCCGTGCGGCAATCTCCCCGGTCTGGACAACCATGCTATGGGCACCATCTTCGAGGAGCTTGTGCGCCGCTTCAACGAGGCCAACAATGAGGAAGCCGGTGAGCACTGGACGCCCCGCGACGTTGTGGAGCTGATGGCTGACCTTGTGTCTGCGCCCATCGCGGATCAGATCAAGGACGCCACCTATTCCTGTTATGAAATCAAGGTGGCGTGTTGAATACAAGCAATATGCGGATAGAAAATTGGTGGCAGAATTGGTAGCAGTTTCGGAAATTGGTAGCAGATGTACGCTGCGCTGCGCCTTTTTTTGTTTTTTGGGGGAACAAAGAAAAGCTCCCGCTTTTGCACGGGAGCCGAAGTGTCAGGCCTGAATTTCCATACCGTTCTTGAACCGAACCATCACCCTGGCCTTGCTGTAGACCGTCATCCGTTCGACAAGGATATGGTAGGTCATCGGGTCGAAGGTTGTGGGAAGCGCCTCCTGCTTCATGAGCGTTCTCAGAAAATCATCAATGGCAGCCAGCCGGGTCTGCTTGTCGGAGATGGTCTCCTTCAGCTCTTCGCAGCGTGCCTTGAGGCTTTCGTAGCGGTCGCAGAGGGCATCGTGCCTTGCACGGTAGGCAGACTGGTCAAGCGCGACCATAGCGTTCTCGCGGATGCTTCGGGCGACCTGTTCTGCGGCGATACTCATCTCTGCTTCGACCTGCGCCAGCTCTGCTTCCAGCGCATCCGTGTCGAACACCGTGCTGCGAATGGCGTCAAAGCTGTCTCTGATCTCGTTGCGCTTCCCGACCAGCTTGTTCAGCGCGGAGAGGAACAGCTGCTTCAGCGTTTCCTCATCGAAATGGGGTGTGCCGCAGGGCTGATCGCCATCGTATTTCCTGTTGCATCGCCAGACTACCCGGCGATACTTGTCATTGGAATGCCACACCTTGGAGCCGTACATGCCGCCGCATTCCCCGCAGTAAATGGTGCTGGAGAAAACCCGGACGCCGCTGTGCCGGTTGGGGCCGGGCTTCCGCATCGAAATCTCCCGCTGCACCATATCGAATACATCCTCCGGGATGATGGCTTCATGGTCGCCGGTCACATAATACTGCGGCACCTGCCCCTGATTCTTCACCTGCTTTTTCGTGAGGAAGTCCTCGGTAAAGCACTTCTGCAGGAGCGCGTCACCCTTGTACTTCTCATTCTGGAGAATGCTCTGCACCGTCTTGGGGTTCCACCTGTCCTTGCCGCCGGGAGACCGGATGCTGTCAGCCGTCAGGCCTGCCGCAATGGTGTGGGGCGTGGCCCCCTGCAGAAACTCAGTGTAGATGCGCTTAACGATCTCTGCCTGCTCCGGATTCACCACCAGCTCACTGTTCTCCCCGCGATCGTAGCCCAGGAAGCGGCTGAAGGGAACCGAAACCTTGCCGTCTGCCATGCGCTTACGCTGACCCCAGGTGCAGTTTTCACTGATGGAGCGGCTTTCCTCCTGTGCCAGCGAGGACATGATGGTAATGAGCAGTTCGCCCTTGCTGTCGAAGGTCCAGATGTTTTCCTTTTCAAATCGGACCTCGATGCCCAGCTCCTTCAGCCTGCGGACAACGTTGAGCGTATCCACTGTGTTTCGGGCAAAGCGTGACAGGCTTTTGGTGAGAATGATATCTATTTTGCACGTCTATTTGATACAATGTAATGATAGCCAGGCAAATGAAACCAGTGGTTTCAAAAGGTTTCACTTTTTAACGTTTGCGGATTCATCGTTATAAAGTACGGGGAAGGCATAAGAAAAGCGTCCCTTCAGAAAATGAAGAGACGCGCTTGCGGCAGGTTAGGCTTCAATTTCTGTTCCGCCGATCAAGGTGAACCCCATCGTTTTATCTTTCCTGACCGTCACATATTCCACCATGCTGCCCCAGAGCGATTCATCAAATTCCGTCACCGCGTCGGGCAGCTTTTCCAGTTCCGTGATGAAACGTTCGAATTCCCGGCGGCGAATGCCCTTCTGCCGGATCTCCGCGGCAACACTGTCCCGCTCCGCCTTGGTGGATTCGTACCTGCCAACCGCCGCATCATATGCGGTGCTGTATTCATCCTGGTTCTGAGCGACCCTGGCGTTGGTGGCGATCATCTCCTGGACCTCGTCTGCCTCGGCGTTCAGGCGCTCATCCAGTTCGCGCAGCCTGCTTTCAAGTTCCTCTGATCCACTGAAGGCCTGCTGTACCTCCCGCAGGTCGGCCATCAGTGCTTTTCTATCCCCGCTCATTTTATTGACTGCCCGGATGAACGCGGCTTTCACTTCATCCTCTGTAACATGCGGTGTCCCGCATTTGCTTTTCCTGTCGGCGTATTTGGCGTTGCACCGCCATATGACCCTTCGGTACTGGTCTTTCGAGTGCCAAACTTTCGAGCCGAACCATCCGCCGCACTCGCCGCAGCGGATCTTGGTGGAGAAAATGGTAGAACCGCTGAAATGCTTTTCCCGGCTGCGCTGCGCGATCAGATCCTGCACTCTGTCGAAGGTTTCAGCCTCGATAATGGCGGGATGATGATCTTCAACATAATACTGCGGAACCGCGCCATTGTTCACAACGACTTTCTTTGTCAGGTAATCAGCCGTATAGCGTTTCTGAAGCAGCGCGCAGCCCTTGTATTTTTCGTTCGTCAGAATGGATTTGATGGTGCTTGGGTTCCAGAACTTCAATCCCTTCGGTGATTTGATGCCCATTTCTGTCAGCTTTCTGGCAATAGCAACGAAGGAGAAGCCCTTGATGAACTCAGCGTATATAAGTTTCACAACCTTAGCCTGTTCCAGGTTTAAAACAAATTCGCCGTTCTCCCCACGGTCATAGCCCATGAAAACGGAGAACGGCGCTGTCGCTTTTCCGTCAGCAAATCGCTTACGCTGGCCCCAGGTGACGTTGAGCGAAATGCTGCGGCTTTCTTCCTGCGCAAGACTGGACATGATGCTGATCAGCAGTTCGCCTTTGGAGTCGAAGGTCCATATATTTTCCTTCTCGAAATAGACCTCAGTGCCGTGTTCCTTCAGTTTGCGGATGGTCGTGAGGCTGTCAACCGTGTTGCGGGCAAATCTACTGACAGACTTTGTCAGAATGAGTCCGATCTTCCCGGCCAAGGCATCCTCCACCATCTGATTAAACCCGTTCCTGCGCTTGGTGGAGGTGCCGCTGATGCCCTCGTCGCTGTACAGGCCGGCGTACTCCCATTCGTCATGTTCCCTGATGAAGCGCTCATAGTAATCGCACTGTGCTTCGTAGCTGTTCAGCTGGTCCTCATGATCCGTTGAAACGCGGGCATAGGCGGCGACTTTTCTTTTCTGCTTGACCGCAATCGGCGCGGCGGTAAATCTGCTGACCGTCGCCGGGATTTTCGTTATTGTTGCCATGTTCAGTACCTCCTTGGGCAGCGTTTGCGTTTTTCATGCGCGTAGGTTCTCTCTTCGATATGTCCATCCCTGAAATGGAAGGTAAGCCTCGTTCCAAGGACAGAAATGTGCGTCAAATGCTCCAGCATGACGTTTTCGTCAAACTCATTCAAACCAAGAACCTCGCAGATGATCTTTTTGAGCGTACAGTCTCTCATGTACATCGGTTTTGGTGTTTCAGGGGCCACTTTGCTGTGCCGGTAGCAATGCCAGCGCCTGCTCTGTGTCCCGTCAGTAAAACTGCGCACTTGGGCGACAAGGTTTTCACCGCAGCCTTCACATTTGAGGAACAGCGTCAGGTCGTGCTGGGCATGACCGTACATATCCCTCGACCGCCTTCTTTCGCTGATTTCCCGCCGCTGCTCTTCCGTCCATTGTGCCCGGCGAAAATGGAACTCTGATTTTCTGTATTCTCCGGGATGGTGGTACATATAATGAGCGCGTTCAGCAGTGCCGTTTACAATCTCCACGCCATATCGCTTCGCGTATTCTTCCTGCGCCATCCGGTAGGTTTCTTCATCGATAATAGCCGGATGCGTCCCTTCCAGATAGTACATCGGCAGCTCACCCTTGTTTTTCACTACCTTGTGGCTGACATGGCTTTCAGTGTAGTATTTCTGCATCATGCGGTTCCCGATGTATTTCTCCTGGTGCAGCATGCTGCTGATCACTGTGTTTGACCACGTCTTGCCATAGAAACTGGGTATTCCTTCCTCATTCAGCTTTTTGGCGATGATATAGCATGAATCACCGGCGATAAACATCTGAAAAATCCTGCGTACTACTTCTGCTTCTTTTTTCTCGATCACTGTTTCTCCATTTCGGCAGCGATAGCCATAGAGCATGCAGTTTCGCGCCTCACCGCGCTCATAGCCCTTGCGGATACCCCATTTCGCATTTTCTGAGATACTGCGGCTCTCCTCCTGTGCGAATGAAGCGAGGATCGTCAGCATCAGTTCTCCGTCAGCATCAAGGGAATGGATCCCTTCCTCCTCGAACCAGACATCCACGCCAATGTCTTTCAGGTGCCGAACCGTTTCCAGCAGGTCGACAGTGTTACGGGCAAAACGGCTGATTGATTTTACGAGAATAATGTCTACGAGCCCGGCGTTGCAATCTGCAATCAGGCGGGTAAGCTCACCGCGCCCGTCAATGCCCGTTCCCGAAACCGCGTCATCCGCGTAAACCCCGGCATAAATCCATTCAGGGTTCTTCTGAATCAGCGCGCTGTAATGGCTGATCTGGGCTGAGATGGAATGCTTCAGCCTTTCAGTCTCCATGGAAACACGGGCATAGGCTGCGACATGCTTTCTGGGCTTAAATGCTGGCGCTGCCGGCTCCAGAATACTGATTTTCTTCATCTTCTGAGCCCTCCTTACCGCTACCATTAATCACTCCGTTTTCGATACATAGCAACTGGGTTTCTACTAATACAGAGCCGGTGACGGGATGATATTTTGCCCGGAACCGCGCTTCGATCTCCCTGAATTCATCCGTCGTGATAAGCCTGGCGGCAAGCAGCCTTTTCATCTGATGCATAACCAGCCCATAACAGCGCTCCCGTTCAAACACATCAGCTGTCATGCTTCCCTCCGAATCTGTCCGCGATATAGCACTCATGACAGCAGTATTTCCTGTGAGCGTTTCCGTAAGCGGTGAACTTACTGCCACAGTTTGGGCAGGTGTATTCATACATGGCCTTCCGCCTGACCTGATCCAGATGGCTGTTCCACCAGCGTGTACGGCAAATGTCAGAGCAGAACTTTTTGACCTTTCTTCCTGGCTGCTGGATGACGGGATTCCCGCAATTAATGCATAGTTTTTCAGCTTTATGCTCATTATCACCAGGATCAGACTGCTCCTGGTTTTCGCACATCATCCGGTTTCTTCTGAAAAACGTCTTTATGGTGTTCTTTGATATTCCAAGCGTGTCAGCAATTTCTGCATAACTATTACCTGCCTCACGCATCGCAATCAGGCGTTTCTTTTCATCGAGCGTCATCCGGTGTCCCTCCAATCGTTTGTCGGTTCACCTTCCTACGCCCAAAAGTCATATGTTTTTACAGTAGCCAAAAAACAAAAATAGCCGCCAGCAGAGAGCCACGTCTCTGCCAGCGGCGCTTATGGACTTTAGCTCATTTCTGAGCAAAAGTTACGCATTGATGATTTCGCTGTACTTCCCCGACACCCATCCGACCTGGCTGCCAACTTTCACAGCGTGCCAGCCGTTCTGGGCGGTGGCAATCCACTCCAGCTCGGTTCCGTCCTTAACAGAGGTGATACGGGCGTAATCCGCCCCGTTGCCCTGACGGATATTGACCGTGCCGTTGTCACAGACGATCTTAACTCGTGTCACAGGTGTTTCCTGCGGCGTTTCCGGCTCCGGATCAGGCTCCGTCTTCTGGCCGACATCATTGTCAGCCACAGCGGCCATCAGGGCGGTGTGGGTCTGGTCACCGTATTTGCCGTCCTGTTTCAGCCCGGCCTTCTTCTGGAAAGCCTTCACGGCGCTTTCGGTCTTGCTGCCGAAATCACCGTCCACCGTCAGAGCCGCGCCCAGCTGGTTCAGTAGCTCCTGTAGCGTCTTCACATCCGCACCAGAGGAGCCTTTCTTCAGAAGACGGCTGCCCAGCGTATAGGTGACGGTTTCAGCGGGCTGTGTGGAAGTGGTATCTCCGTAGTGGATGAAGGGCAGCTTCGCCCAGTGTTTCCAGGTGCGCTGCTTTACCACGGTCTTGACACAGCCGTAGTTGAAGCCGCGCCATTCCACGGCATATCCGTTGCCGACGTAGTAGCCGATATGCCCGTCCGTGAACAGCGCCACGCCGGGAATTTCAGGCAGGGTGTCAATCGTGCCCCAGTCCATGCCCTTGGTCTTGCAGTAGGCGAACATGCCGCTGGCGCTTTTGTCTGGACACCCGTTGGAGCCATACTTGCTGGTGAAGGTCTTGTCCGTGCCGATGCTCTCCAGCACGCCCTGCCCGCCGTTCGTCCAGGCATAGCCCTTGCAGCCGCCCACGCAGTCGGCCACCACCTGCTTGCTGGCGATGTCCTTCCTGTAGCGGGAAGTGCGGCTGAAGCCGTAGTGCTGGGGATACTGTTTGCTTTTGCGGGAGAGCAGACTGTTACTGGCTTTGTAGACGCAGGAGCCGTACCAGTAGGGCGACTTGGCAGCCGCCATTTTCAGACACCAGTCCACGAAATGCTCGTTGGTGAACGGGGTATTGATTCTCTCAGACATTCGTATATCCTCCCATCATGAAATGAGGGCGGCGGTCATTCGCCGTCGCCCCGGTCGGTCGTGGCAGTGCGGTCCTTGTCATGCAGCTGGGACAGAATGTCCTTCAGCCTGTCGGGGATGGGCAGGCCTGCATGCGCGGCGTTTTCGAGCAGGCTGAGGCCTTCGTTTGACATATAGAAGCAGATCACCGCGCTCCTCAGTGCGCTGCCCGTGCCGGCCACATGCAGATCGATGATGTGCGCCACGCCCACCAGCATCAGGATGAACACCTTCTTGCAGATGCCCTTGAAGCCCACTGCCGAGGACAGTTTCCTGTCGATGATGGCGCACATGACGCCGCTGATGTAATCCAGGGTCATCAGCACAATCAGCGCGATCATCAGTCCGTCCATACCGCCCAGAAAGTAGCCCAGCCATCCGCCGATAGCCGTAATGGCGATCTGAACCTTCGTCCAGATCAGATCAATGGAAAAGTCCCTCATAGTCTTTCCTCCGTTTCGTTGTTGTGATATGGAAAACCCGCCCTCGTGTTGAGAGCGGGTCGATCCCGGGATCTATGCTGTTTCATGCGAGTCCTCCTAAACCTGTATCCATGCGCCGCCGCTGCGGTAATATGGCGCGACCTGCACCCACACGCCGTTCAGCCTGTAGTACACGGCACACTGCACCCACTGTCCGCCCGTCCGGTACCACACCGTCGCGGCTTCATAGGTCACCGTCATGGTGATGGACGTGACACGGGCATAGTTCGCAGAGTAGCCTGAGCTTGTGGACGTCTCGCCGTTATAGAGAACCAGCAGAGAATTACCTGCCCTCAGATACGCCGCCAGGGCGCTAAAGAAGGCCGTGTTAGATGATGCGTTCAGCGTGAACGTTGTGGTGTTCCCATAGAACTTGCCGGTAAGTGTGCCCAGCACATCGCCCACCATGGCGGAGCCGTTGCCGCCCGTGGGAAAGGTCTGCTGCGTGCCTTTCCTGAACGTCAGCACCTTGGATGTGCTGCCCGAGCCGGCTTTGGACGACGTGATGGAAAACACGATGTTCCTGATGATTTTCCCCTTCAGCGCCGTACCTGCCCCCGAGAAAAGCATCACGCCCACGCGGGAACCGCTGGCCGATGTTTTCTGGTACGCGCCCTGGCACGCACCGTTGGAGGAGCCTTTGCTCCAGGAGGAACTGCCGTACAGCGCGTAGCCGATGGTCGTATTGCTGTTCGCTGTTGCTGTAAAGGTCTGCGCCATATAGTCACCCCTTTAGACCGGCACCAGGCAAATCTGTCCATCCGTACCCGATGAAGGCAGCGAACTCGCGTAGAAGATGCCAAGATTGGCAAGAGCTGCGACAGCCGTGGTCGCGCCCGTGCCGCCGTTGGCTACAGGCACGCCCGTCACCATGCCGGAATGGAATATACGATAGTTCGCCCAGTTCCCGGCGTCGCAGACGCGGAGCAGCACCGCGTAATCCAGGCTGCTCTGATACGCCTTCGTCCTGACTTCCAGCATCCGGCGGTTGTTGCCTGTGTTGTCCTCCCAGGACGCAAAAGAGGACGCCCCGGCATAGCTGCCCTCAAACACCGTGCGGTTGGTAGTATTGTTGTAGTACGGCAGCAGGTACATGGACGGATAGAGATAGCCCTGAATGGACAGATTGCCCGTCATGGTGTCGCCGCTCTTTTTCACACCGCCCAGCGCGGAAAGAGCGCCCGCGGCGGTGGACGCGCCTGTGCCGCCCTGCTCGATCTCCAAAGGCTCCGTCAGCTTCAGCGGCCAGCCGAACTCTGCGTAGCCGGAAGTCTCCGCCACCTTGCCGAAGGCGATGCCCGTTCCGTCCGCCAGGAAATCCATGATGACGCCCTTTGTGCCGATGGACACCGCCTGCTCCACATAGTAGAAATAGTCCTGCAGACGCACCTTGATGTCATAGCTGGAAAGCGCGTCGAAAATCTGTGTCAGCACCTTGTCTGTGGCGCTGAGGGTGTATGAGGTGACCGGCAGCGACTCCGCTTTCGTCCATTCCGAATCACTGGCAAGTTTGTAGTACACCACGCCAGCCAGCGCGTTCTTGTTGTTCAGTGAGACCACACTGCCCTGGAAGGAATAGCGCACATGTGTACCGTCCACCTGCGCAGCGGTGCCGTCCTCATTGCAGCGGTCCGCCTTGAACAGGCGGATGGAGGGATAACTGTAATCCAGCACCGTCAGCGTTTCGGTATAGGTCGCCGTCCTGCCTCTGCTGTCCGTAACCGTAACCGTGAGCGTCAGGTCGCCGGATGCGGACAGGCGCTTGCTGCAGGTGAACGATGCCTCCGTGTAATTCACACCGTCCAGCGATGTGCGATAGGATGATACTGTGCTGCCCTGTGTTCCCGCCGCCGTGATTTCCACTGACAGCGTACTGAGCATTTTCACATATGCGCCGATCTTAGTCGCCACCGTGTTATTGGTGTCGCTGACCGTTACGGTCGAGATTGTCGGAGCCACCGTCGAGGGGACATTCAGCGTCAGCGTGCAGGTGCGCGTACCGGTCAATGTGCCGCCGTTGTAGCTCTGACAGGTGATGGTGCATACACCGCTGGTGGCGTTGGGAATCTGCGCGGCCAGTGTCAGCGCGGGTGTCCAGCTGACAGACGAGCCAACAGAGGTCGCAATCGTCCCGCTGACGTTGCCGAAGGTATAGAGCAGCGTATGCGTGGTGGCGGTGCTGACCCGGTTGGTGTAGATCGTCACCGCGCTGCCCATGTTCACGGATGAAGAGGATACAGACGGCTGCGATACCGCTTCCTCATAGGTGATGGTGATTGTGACGCTGGACCACTGCAGGTAATTGTACGAATATCCTTGAGATGAGGTGCTGGGGCTGGGATTGTAGATGGTGAAGCTGTTGTTCCCCTGGGCGATGTACGCCGCCATGTTGGTAAACAGCGTGTCTGTCATCTGATAGGCGGTGCTGTTGCCATAGAACGAGCCGGTGAATGTCCCCAGCGCATCCCCGGTGTAATTGATGCCCGTCACGCCTGACGCGATGCCGTTCTGGTAGTTGGCCTTGCGCATATAGACGGTCTTGGTTGATCCCGCGCCGTAACCTGCCTTCGCCGCGTCAATGGAGAGCCAGATGCTCTTGATCACCTTGTTGGCCAGGTTCATGCCGGAGAACGAGATGATGCCCACATAGTTGTAGCTGTTCTCGTAGAATTCTTGGCTGGCAGCATTGCTCTTGGCGTTGGAAGACGAACCGGTCTTTCTGGTACACAGCGATGCGCTGTACGCTACTGTTGTTGCCATAATATCTCCTTTCCCGGCGTCAGCCGTTATAGATCAGGGAGAGGTTGCCGTTGCTCTGAGGCTCAAAGGCAAACTTGCCGATGATGAGCCGGGAGAGAATTTCGGCATGGGTGACATAGAGCTTGTTATTCGAGAGGTACGCGACTTCGCTGTCATTCATATAGAAGGCCAGCCTGTCATTCACCACGCGGAATGTGAAGGGATTGCCCGTCTTGCCGATGACCAGCCCCTGCTCGTCAAAGGACATGTAAGTGCGGAAAATCGCCAGCTCATCCTCCGTTGCCTCATGCGCGTCGGTCAGGTCCTGCTGCAGCTGATTGATCCGAGTCACGGCCCAGGTGTAATTGCTCTGCGTCTGTTCCGAGAGCGTGCCGACCTGCTGGGCAACCTGCGTCATATCGCTGGCAAGGGCGTAGGTAGCCTGTACCTCCGAGCGGATGCTGTCCGCTTCGGTGCTGATCTGCGCGCGCACGGAGGACAGCTTCTGTTCCAGCGCCTCTTCCGCGTCTTCCGGAGCTGCCGTCCAGTCCGTGGCGCGGTTGCCCTTTTCCAGCTTGATCTGGTGGATGATGGTCGTGGCCGTCCCGGCGCTGGCAGGCTTGCGGTAGATGAGGATGTCGGCGTTGTCCGGCGCGTCATCCGGAGATTTGCCCTCGGCGTATTCCGCAATAAAGGTCGCCTGTACTGTCTGCCTGGTGACTCCCTGCAAATCGATTGTTGCCAAAATAGTATCGCCCTCGGAGGTGCGCACGGTCAGACCGGCGTATTCTTCCATGGGCGTGAGCGTCAGGGAGACAGTGTACTGCTCCCCGGCAACCATTGGTTCGGAAAGAGCGTACCGGGCAACCTGCGCGGAGGATGTCGCCACCTCCGAGCCAGAGCTGAGGATATAATTGCGTCCACCCACCGCCAGCGCGTCAATGGCCTCCTGCGCTTCTTCGGCTGTCAGAAAAGCTTCATACGAGATCTGGGAGATCGTCTTGAAGCCGCCGTTGTAGTACCGGAACATAGGATGCTCCGGAGCCAGCACCGCGGCGGTCGTAGTACTCATCAGGCCCAGAAGGATGTAGGTGTATCCGTCCTCCGTGATCGGAGCCGTCGTGGTCAGCACACCCGAAGCAGGGGTGAACATATTCCCGTTCAGCGTCCCCCTGATATACACCGTCGCGCCGGCTGTACCGGAGAAACCCGATACTGTATTTTCCAGGGAAAATTCCGTGCCCCAGGAGATGTAATTGTCGGTCTGGGTCAGCTTGCCTGTGGCATAGGCGGTGCCGATGTACAGAATGGGCTTTGTCACATCAAAAGCCGCAGTCGAGAGCAGAATCAGTTTCCCCGCGCTGTTGAAAACGCCCAGCCTGCCTGCCG